CCCCAAGCCTTGCAACCACTGCTTTGAACGAAGAATCTTGGCGACTTTTGGACGATTTCGCTCTTGCTGCTATGCAGCAACTGGCCATGACTTGTGCACCCAATACCATTGGCGATCCGAAGAATTTTGAGCAATGGTGCGATGGAGTGGCGAAATGTTCTTATTTCATGGCTAGTTGCATGATGGAACAACGCAATAAAACTCATGAAATTATTTTGGATGCCATTGAAGGCAAGGAGGCAGAATGAAGAAAGCATGCTTAGATCCGCTTGGTGATGGCATTAGTTCTGTACGATTGCTTGATTCCATGGGGAATAGCCTTTCTGTTGTCAATGATGCTCGTCAGTCTTTTGCTACGGAAAGCGAGCAATGGACAGAACGAGATGGCAAGCTTCTTCGCTACCTTGCAAGCCATCATCACACTTCTCCTTTTAGGGGTGTGGTATTTAAATGGGCAGTAAAGGCTCCTTTGTTTGTTGCTAGGCAATGGTGGAAGCATACGGTGGCTTCCACTTATGTGGACGATCAACTGGGCTGGAATGAAAAAAGCTTTCGCTATTGCTCTGCAGAGGAAGCTGAGTTTTACACTCCCATCATTTTCATGAAACAAAGCGAGAGCAATAGGCAGGCCTCTGACGGACCCTTGGATGCTAACTCTCAGCAACTGGCTCTGAACCAATACGTGAGGGCCACGGAGGCTTGCAAGAGCGCCTATGAAGGGCTTTTGTTGACTGGCGTGAGCAAGGAACAGGCTCGTGCCGTGCTGCCTTCAGCTCTATACTTTTCCTTCATTTGGACCTGCTCCCTTCAGGCTCTATTTCATTTCATCTCCTTGCGCATGGACAAGGGCGCCCAAGGCGAAATCGTGGCTTACGCTAGAGCCTTGCTTGAGCTTGGCGAGCCAGTGGCTCCTGAAGCCTTTGACGCCTTTGCTGAAAACAACTACCAATTCTGACCATGCACGATTCCGTGAATAGCCCCTCTCATTACCAGGGCGCCATTGAATGTATTGAGGCCATTGAAGCTTCTATGAGCAACGAAGCCTTTAAGGGCATGCTCAAGGGCAACATCCTTAAATATATTTGGCGCTACGAAGGCAAAAATGGCCTGGAAGATTTGCGCAAAGCTCAATGGTACTTAGAGCGTCTCATTTATGCAGTTGAATGCGAGGGTGACACTGCTCAAAGAGTGGCGAAGGTAATGGAGGAAGCTTTTGCTATTCATTATGACCCCGATGATTACATGGCCAGCGGCTGTCCCGATGGGTTCTGTCCCATGCCATCTGTCAGAACAGGCCCTTCCGAGCCCATGTTTCAGCCAGTTCACGACGCATAAAGCATTGATAATTTACTAAAAGGAAAGGGGCTCACAGAGGCCCCTTTTTCATGCAATGGCAGCGCTCGGTGGGTGGCTTCGCACCATGCTTCCCAGTCACTTAAGTCAGTGTGGGCGCTTACAAAACTATGAGCATAAATCCAGCTCATTAATTTTTCTTCCCTTTCTGGCGTCCAGAATTCTTTTGGTCGCCACCATTCAAAGAGCAAGAGGCTTCCCTTGTCTGCATTGCAAGACAAGCACGATGGAGCATTATTCCACTTGGCAAAATGAGGACCGCCTTTGCTCTTGGGAACAATATGGTCAATGGTCAGCTTTTCGTTCCATCGTCCACAATAGGCACAAGCGCAATGACCGAACGGTCCTCTTGTGGGATAATCTTCAAAAATACTTTTGCGATAACGACGCTTAGCATCACCAGGGCGTAATTCATGCAGAGAGTGGAGAAGTTCATTGGGTCCATTTCTCATCCCCATGGCAATATTTAATTGGCCTGAATCTAGCTTAAAGGGAAAAAATGATGATGGTGGAATGTTTAGAATGGACAAAATGCTCATTCAAAATGAATGCCTGGCAGGCTAAACTTGCTGATTTTGCAGTGGTTCTCACCTCTGGCATGTTGCTTGCTACGGGCGGAATGATGATGAGCATTGGTCAGCAACAAGTGCAAATTACCACGCAAGTAGAAAATATCACTCACAAGCTTGATACTCTCACTGAAAGCATTAAAGAACTAGAAAATCGTGTGCGCTCTTTGGAAATTCAGCGCTAAGCTTAAATAAATTGCTCTATTTATTGTCATGGGCGCTGCTGAATGGTTCGTAATTGGTGGCATTGTCATTGCCGCCGTTGATGAAATTGTTAATCGTTCTTCTCTGAAAGAAAATTCCACCTTGCAACTGCTGCTAGGTATTTTGAAGCGCGTTTTTCCAAAGCGCTGATCTCGGCAGGGGCCATAGAATTAAGGCAGCTCTGCCCAAAACTATGGCCTTCATTCGCTTGACCAGCGCTGCTAAATATTTCAATGGTGAAAGCCATCAATTGGCGGCCTGGAACTGGCTGGAAGCAGAGCTAACAAAAGCTCAGTTGGAGGAGTTTGCCGAAATGTACAGGGCAGCTCCTGCTCCTAAGCCCTCAAATCCCCTACAAGTGCCCTATTTCAGCCAGAGGGACAATGCCTCGGGACAGGGCTATAGAGAGTGTTTCAGCAGCTCCTGCGCAATGCTGGCGGCTTTCTACGGGAAGGTCAGCAGCGATGATGAATACAATCGCATTAGGCAGCGCTATGGCGATTCCACTGATGCTCAAGCACAGGTAAAAACACTTCAGCATCTTGGTCTTTCTCCATTGTTTCGGCAAAATATGAGCCTGCCAGAATTACAGGCAGAAATTAATGCTGGACGCCCAGTGGCTGTTGGCTGGCTTCGTAAAGGCTCTTATATAAACCCTTCGGGCGATGGTCATTGGAGCGTGGCAGTTGGTCACACCAGTACAAGCACCATCATGCATGACCCCTATGGCGCCTGTGATTTAGCAAAAGGCATCTACCCAAGTGGACAAGGGGGTAAATTTGCTCATTATGCAAACAAATTCTGGATTCCGCGCTGGCTAGTCAAGTCTCAAAATGATGGATGGGCAGTTCTCATTAGACCATGACAAACGAAACTATTGTTAATGCATTGTGCTACGAAGTGGCAATGTGGGCTGTTGAAAGATGGCCTTCAATTGCTTTTCAACCATGGTTCAAGCTTCTAATTGAACATTGTCGCCCGTTCTGGACAGAATGGAAAACGCAGCTCACCATGCAAAAAGTGGATGAGCAAGCAAAAAAATTAGTGGAGCAATGGGAAAAAGAAGAAAGAGAAATAGTGGCAAATAAACTCGCCTCTAAAGCTCAAAAGATGTTTCCAAAGGCTACTGTCACGCCCCTGCCCAATGCGATTGTCCCTTCAGTAATGATCGTCCACGAAGCCCCTCCAGAAGCATCAGATGAGGTAAAGGCCCTTGGCGGAGAATTGCGCATCACTTGGACTCTCGATGGCGAAAACCGACCCAGCTAAAATAGTAAAAGTTGATTAAAGGCCATGACTTTTGTCTTGGGAGCATTTCTATTTGCAACAGGCTTGTTCATGGCCTCTCATCGCGCTCGTCATCGTCTAATCGCCTGCTCTTCACAGCCTTCGCTTCAGCATCCAGGCCCAACCAAATAAGATTGTGAAGCCGCATGTAATGGCTTAAACCGTCGGAATAGTCCAAACCAAACACTTCGTATAGAGCATGGCGGTAAGAACCCCTATCTTCCACTTCAGCTCTATGCATTAGTTTCATAATTTGCCTAAAGGCACGACCTCGTTGCTCCGTATCGAGGCTATGCCACCAAGCGTCGTCTTCTGCTTTTTCCCTTGTTTCAGCTTCGCGCCACACTTGCCGCAAAGCCTTCATCTCGCTTCCATTGAGCCAGTCAAAGATGGATCGCTTTTGATCATCTCCTTCAAAATCAGCCATTTCTGCATTTCCTGATAGTGGTAATCGTACCAGCTTTCAATGGCTTCGCACAGTCCTTTCTGCGCATTTGAAGGGCCATCATGCATTAGCTCTTGCAGGGCGTCGGCAATGCTTTCAACTTGCGTTTGGTAATGATCGCAAGAGAAAATGGTGGTCGTAGTCATGGCAGATTTAAGGCTGCTCAAAGCTTAGCCTTAAAACTCGCCGCAATCAATGGTCACTGCATCAATGGTTGCGCCACTAATCGTAGTGGTGGCCGAGATAAGCCCGCCAGTAATGGCCACATTATTCGCATCTTGAGTGGCGATAGTGCCAAGGCCTAATGAAGTGCGAGCCGTGGAGCCACTTTCAATGACAAAGGCACTTCCATTGCCAACAATAAAACCACCATCACCGGGAGTGAGTCCTCCGATGGCTGTTAATGCAGCACTATAAGCCTGCACATCCACGCCAATCTCAAGATCTAGATTGACCCTTGCGTCAGCAGCGTTAGCAGCCCCTGTGCCGCCATAGGCCACACCAATCGCCGCGCCCTGCCAAGTGCCTCCGCTAATAGTGCCAACAGTAGTAAGAGAGGAGGAGACGATGGAGGAGCCAAGTGTGGTGGAGCTTAAAACGCTCGTCCCATTGATTTTGTATTCTTTACCGCTGGCCAGACTTAAGTGCTCGCTGGAAGTCCAGGCATCAGTGGAATCAACCCAAGTAAAAGTTTTATTGGTGCTGCCCAGCAGTGTAATGCCACCCCCATCGGCACCAGCATCAGAAGGGCTGTCAACTTTACCAAGCTCTAAATTTTTATCTTTAATCTCAACAGTAGTGCTATTTACAAAAGTAGTGGTTCCAGAAACCGTAAGATTGCCAACAACACTAAAATTTCCGTTGACTGTAAAGCCGGAAACCGTAGCCCCAGAAAAATCTACTGGTCCGCTATAAATCTTTTTTCCGCTAATTGTTTGCTCACCAGTGAGCGTGACAAAAGCTCCTTTACCTCCAATGGTTTCAATGGTTGTGGCAGTGCCACCGGCTCCGCCAGTGCCTTTGCCATAGTAAAGAATATCATCAACTTCGTTAAAAGCAAGTTCAGCATTGGCCAGGCTTGAAGGGGCGCCAGCCGAGCCAGACGAACGGCGCTTAATGCGTACAGTGTTGGCCACTAAAAATTACCTCCGTCCGTAAGTGCCGTAAGAGTGGTAGAAGAGTTTGCCAGAAACTTTTGGCTCCCTCCATCATAAACAAGCACGCTACCATTCGTTTTTGCACTAATATCTACATCCACCAATGCTGCAAGTTCTAACGTTTGCCAGTACATGTCAAAGTTAACATTGCTGGCTTTGCTTAACACTTGATTGGTGGTGCCACTGGTAATAATGCCGGGACCAGGCACACCCTGCGGCCCATCGCTTTGCAGTTCAATCACTACATCATCCGTCGCCTCAACAGAAATAATGGAAGAAAAATTAGCAACGATTTCCACATTGTTACTGTCAACTTCTTCTACCAATACGGAGGATTGTTGACCAACAATTTCAACAGTACTTGACGATTGCTCAACAATGACTGTCATTTGCAGCTAAGACCAAGATTAATAAAAGCAGCGCCTTCTAAAAGATAATAAGAATCATTGGTTGGTTCCGTCACGAGAATGTCATATTGTCCTTGCTCGGTGATGCCGCTAGTTCCAGAAGCTTCTAGGCGAATTTTAAAAATGCCACTTGGCTCGCTCACGTAGTTTACGGCAAAATCAGCAAGTTTTTCAACGCCTAGACGATCATAAAGCTTGGATACCACTGTATATCCACTCATATTCACTGGCACGCCAGAAGGATCTTTGTATTGAACTTGCAGCTCAAACGTGGCTCCCTGATAAATCGTAATATCATGTTTACCAGGAGTGACCATGATTAAACTCTTGAGCGTCTATAAAATATTTTAGACAACTTCTTGCCAGCCAATTAGTCCAGTGGCTTCTTGGGAAGAACTACATTCAATGGTAAGGGCTAATACATCGCTTACGCCCGAAGCATTTGTGCCTAATGAAAGAGCTAAACCACTTTCAGGACTAAACTCAATATCACTTCTTGCCGCAATTAAACCTCCGCCTACAACAGTGCCGCCACTAAATGTGCCGCTTGCCATCGTTTCCACATTGCCCCTGCCATTGGCAGAGCCGCGAACGATTTGTCCCATGGTAAAAATTAAGCGAGAAGACCAAGAGTTTGAAGGGCGACAATCACGCCACTCACGGCAGCATTCACTTTT